AATAAACAATTAAATACTCTGATAGATGATATCTACCATACTGTAGGTAAGCTTGGTCAAGGTGAATCGCTACAAATAACAGACGAACAATATAAATCCTTTGGGGTTTATATGGAACATGCTTTAAGAGATTGGTCTACCCCACGTGGTAAAAGAAAATTTACTTTAAGAATGTCGAACATTGGTAAACCTCAGAGACAGTTATGGTATGACATGAACTCTAACAAACAAGATGTCGGTGTGGATGCACCAACAATGATAAAGTTTTTATATGGTCATATCTTAGAAAGATTGGTTTTATTCTTGGTTGAAATAGCCGGACACAAAGTTACAGACGAACAAAAAGAAATAAAGATAGATGGCATCATGGGTCATATGGACTGTAAGATTGATGGTGAAGTTATAGATATTAAGTCTGCCTCTGACTTTGGCTTTAAGAAATTTAAATCAGGGACATTACCAGAACATGATAGCTTTGGTTACATGTCTCAACTTGCTGGGTATGAAACTGCTGAGGGTTCAGAAGCTGGAGGTTTCTTAGCTATTAACAAAGTAACTGGAGAATTGTGTCTCTTTCTGCCTGAGGACCTTGACAAACCTAATATACGGACTAAAATTAAAAAGGTTAAGTCTGCACTTAAGGGTAAAAAACCACCTGAGTTTTGTTATCAACCAACACCCGAAGGTTCTTCTGGTAATTTTAAATTAGCACGTGAATGTAACTACTGTCCTCATAAGTTTGAGTGTCATAAAAATGCTAATGACGGAAAAGGACTAAGAGTTTTTCAATATTCTAAAGGTCCTGTTTACCTAACCACTGTTAAAAAAGAACCTCAAGTAGAGGAGATAACTAATGCAATATAAATTTAACGAAGATAAAATATTAAAAGAAATAAAAACTTATATTGATTCGACTTATACCCAACATTATTCTAAAGGGAAGTATCAAGCTACTGATATGATTATAGATGCCGGACATGGTGAGAGTTTTAGTATCGGCAATATAATGAAGTATGCTATGAGGTGCGGTAAGAAAGATGAAAAAAGAAAAGAACTATTAAAAATAATTCATTATGGAATTATAGCATTATATGTAGAAGGAAAAGATGATAGATAAAGTAGGAGTTAAACCATACCTAGGGATTGAAATTGATTATGACCGTGATAAAAAACTAGATGCTTTTAGTGTTAATACTTTAAAGGATAGATATTTTTGGCAAGATGAAACTTCTCCGCAGGAAGCTTTTGCCAGAGCCGCTGTCTTTGTAAGTACTTATCAAGGTCAAACAGATTTTGAAATGGCTCAAAGAATATATGACTACTCTTCTAATTTATGGTTTATGTTCAGCACTCCCATACTTAGTAATGGCGGGACCACTAGAGGATTACCTATCAGTTGTTTTTTAAACTATGTACCGGATAGTCGAGAAGGTTTATCAGAACACTACGATGAAAACATTTGGTTGGCTTCTGCCGGTGGAGGTATAGGAGGTTACTGGGGAGACATCAGAAGTGATGGAGTATCTACTGCTCAAGGTAGTAAGTCTACTGGTTCAATACCTTTCATGCATGTCGTAGACTCTCAGATGTTAGCCTTCAATCAAGGCACAACTCGTAGAGGTTCTTATGCTGCCTACATGAATGTTTGGCATCCAGAGATTGAAGAGTTTATTAACATGAGAAAAGAGTCAGGCGGTGACTTAAATAGAAAAAACCTAAACCTACACAACGGTGTAAATATTAACAATGAATTTCTACAGGCTGTTGAAGAAGATGCAGATTGGAGATTGATAGACCCTAAATCTAATGAAGCAGTTAAAACAGTTAAAGCCAGAGAATTATGGTCTAAAATTTTAGATGCCAGAGCAGAAACCGGTGAGCCTTACATGGTTAATATAGATACCTGTAATGAAGCTTTACCAAAAGGACAGAAAGAATTAGGTCTAGAAATTAAACAAAGTAATTTATGTTCTGAAATAACTTTAGCTACCGATGAAGAACGTACAGCTGTATGTTGTTTGTCTAGTGTTAACTTAGAACATTATGATAAATGGAAAAAGAATAAGTTCTTTATTCCTGATTTAATAACTATGTTAGATAACGTGCTTGAACATTTTATAGAGTACGTTGTTGATACGTCTATGATAGGAGAATATAGTGCCAACTACAAAAGGTTCAAAAGCTACGTCAAAAAAGGAAGGAAAGGCTACCGGAAAGCAGCCTACTCCGCTTATCGTGAAAGGTCTGTCGGTCTTGGAGCAATGGGGTTTCACTCTTACCTCCAAAGTAAAAACCTTCCATTCGCAGGTCTCGTACAGACTTCAATTAATAGAGAAATGTTTAAACATATCAAGTCAGAAGCTTTTAAAACAAGCCAAGATTTGGCAGGAGATAGGGGGAATTGTCCTGACTCACTCGGTGATTTATCTAGGAACTGTCATCTTCTTGCTATTGCTCCTAATGCCTCTTCTAGTATTATTTGTGGTGGGACATCTCCTTCTATTGAGCCAATACGTGCTAACGTTTATACGCACAAAACTCTTTCCGGGAACTTTAAAGTCCGAAACAAACACCTTGAAAAAACAATCAAGACAAAAGAACTTAAGAAGGAAGAAGTAGAAAAAGTCTGGGATAAAATATTAGACAATAGAGGTTCCATACAGGAGATAGATATTTTTAGTGATGAAGAAAAAGAAATATTTAAAACTGCTGACGAAATAAATCAAGTACAATTAGTTGAACATGCACATATTAGACAAGAGTTTGTTTGCCAAGCACAAAGTGTTAATCTCTTTTTTGTACCACCTAAAGCTACAGAATCTCAAGAAGAGCATGATAAGTATTTACAGTATGTTAATGATGTGCATTGGTATGCTATGCATAAATTAAAATCATTGTATTATTTTAGGTCAGATGCTGCAAAAGCTGCAGAAAATGTTAATGTAAAGATTCAGAGAATTAAATTAGATGAGGTTGAATGTATAGCTTGTGAAGGGTAATCAAATAAAATATCAAGTTTACTTTACAGGTTATGAACATCCCTATGTTAAATCTGGTTATAAAGTAGTAGAAGTTACAGAGAAGACTAAGTATGCTTATCTAAAACTGTTTAAGAAAAATATTAAGTTACCCATAACTGTATGGGATGAAATGAAAAAAGGAGCTAAGAAAATTGAACATGAAACAAAAGATATATGATGCTTTGTATCAAAGATATAAAGCCCAAAAAGAAGAAGCCAGAGTAGAAATATGGCTTTACTTTGAAACAACGGTAGGGGTAGCAGACCATCCTAACCTTATTGATACTATTGATGGTCTAGTAAAAAAATATAATGAAGCAGATGAAAGATTAGGTGGTTTAGAAAAACTAATCTGGGAAGAAGGAGAAGATAAATGAGCTTATTAAAAATTAGAGAATACTATAAACCTTTTGAACATCCTTGGATGTTTGAATATTACGATTTACAAAATCAAATGCATTGGCATCCCGCCTCTGTACCTTTACATGCAGATGTTAAAGACTGGAATGAAAAGCTGACAGATAATGAGAAGCATTTATTAACACAAATCTTTAGACTGTTTACTCAATCAGATGTTGATGTAGCTTCAGGCTATGTAGATAAATACTTACCGATGTTTAAGACACCAGAAGCTAGAATGATGATGTTATCTTTTGCTAACATGGAAGCTATCCATCAACACTCTTATTCGTTGTTACTAGATACAGTGGGTATGTCTGATTCTGAATATAAAGCTTTCTCAGATTATGAAGAGATGTCTAACAAACATGATTACATAGAACAGTTTAAACCTAGTAAAACTAATAAAAGAGAAATAGCCAAGACCCTAGCAGTCTACTCAGCTTTCACTGAAGGACTACAATTATTCTCTAGCTTTGCTATCTTATTGAACTTCCCAAGGTTTGGTAAAATGAAAGGCATGGGTCAGATAGTTACATATTCTATTCGTGATGAATCCTTACACGTAGAAGGTATGACAAAACTATTTAAAGAGTTCATAAAAGAAAATATAGATATCTGGACAGATGATTTCAAAAAAGAAATCTATGACATTTGTCGTAAGATGGTTGAATTAGAAGATAAGTTCTTAGACCTTGTCTTTGAAATGGGAGATATAAAAGGATTAACAAAAGCTGATATGTATAAATATAACAGATACATAGCAGACAGGAGATTACTACAGATTGGATTGAAACCTAATTATGGTCAGAAAGAAAATCCACTTCCGTGGTTAGACGAGGTAACCGGAGTTGAACACCAGAACTTCTTTGAAGGTCGTGCCACTTCTTATATGAAAGCAGGACTCAGAGGAGACTATGGTAAATTGGAGTTTGCCGATGTCAAAGGAAGCGAATCTAATTAGTTATAAAATTGTTTTTGATAGTAAAGGAAAACTAGTATCGGAAAGAAGTGTTGCAAAGATTAAAGAAATAAAAAATCAATTCACAACTTTTGATTACGAAACCTTAAGAACAATTTTACAAATTGCTAAAGTAGAACTAGATAAAGTACACAACATTATAGAAGCAAATTTAAATGCTAGACGGATGAAAGACAAGTAAAAATATTTACTGCTTTCTCTTTGCCTTTAACTTTTATAGCTTTTAATTTTTCAAAATCATAGGAGGAACCCTTTGTGGTTTCTTCTCCTATTATTAAATCTTTTCCAACAGTTTTACATGAAGACTCTAAACGAGCTGCTAAGTTACAAGCATCACCCAACACACTATACTCAAAACGAGAGGCACTTCCCATATTCCCTGCAACAATTTCTCCAGAATTTATTCCTATACCAATCTCAATATCTAACTGTGCTTCTTGCATTGCGTGTCGTATTTGAAGAGCTGTCTTAATAGCTTTATCTTCATGGTCCTCAACATCTACTGGAGCATTCCAAACCGCCATCATAGCATCACCAATATACTTATCTACCATTCCTTCATTAGCTCTAACTGCATCTGCTTGAATAGTTAAAGCTTTGTTCATTATCTCAATAACTTCTTCTGGTTCTAGTTTCTCTGACATTGAGGTAAAACCTCTGACATCTGTAAACATTATTGTACATCTTCTTCTCTCACCCCCTAATCTTAACAACTCTGGATTTTTTTGTAGAATAGCAACTTGTCGTGGGTCAAGGTAAGTAGAAAACTGTTTCTTGATTTGTTGTCTAAGTCTAAATTGAGTTCTAAAGTTTAAATAAAATTGTTGTGCTGCTAAAATAAACATAGAAATTAGTGACCAAGTTACGTCAAGTAATAGATTTTTTTGTATAAAATACCAGCCCAGATATCCCACAGAAATACACGTAAACCCTGCCGCTACTATGCCCTTCGTAATTCCTAAAGAATGCGTTAGAAGCGAAATAAGGAGACCGAAAAAAACCAACATCCCCAACTCCGCTAATAATCGGTACTCTGGGACATTTGGTGTCTCTAATAGTATAGATTCTGCTAAAGCAGCTTGAATCTTGTGTGGTTCTAGTAAGCCGACAGGAGTAGCAACCTGACTTGAGATACCTTTAGCAGTAAAACCAACAAAAACAAATTTACCTTGAACATTCATTTCAGTTAAATTAGTCTGTGGAGTATCAACCCAACTAATCCATTTCTTACCTGTCGAGTCTGTCGGGATAGGTGGTATACCTTTTACTCTTATCATCTCTATACCGTTCTCATTAGTTTTGATTTGATAAGTATTACCACCGCCTAGTATCTTGAGAACTTCTGTGCCGAAAGAAGCTACCCAACCATCTGGAGTTTGTTGGATAAGAGGTATCTGTCTAACTAGGTTATCTATATCAACCGGCACTGACACAGCTCCTTGAGCTGCAGAGTCTTTTAAGATTTGAATGTTTTCTAAAAATCCTGAAGCATGTACTAAATTAACATCAGGTCCTAAGATAACTGTTCCGTGTGTCTGTGGATATTTATTATTGTTTACTTCGGGCATTGCTATGACACTAGGAGCTAGACCAAGCATCTCAGCAAAAGCTTCATCGCCTCCTAGTCTATCAGGATGAGGAAAGAGTATTGTCCAACCAACTCCTAATGCTCCTTGTTGTAATAACTTAAGGTGTATGTCTGCTAAGGTTTGACGAGGTAAAGGGTAACCGCCTTGCTGGTCTATAAACTCTTCATCAATGTTGAGGATAGTAAAGTAACCAGTAGGCTCTGGAGTCTTGACGAGGGCATCAAAGGTTTTGAGTCTTAGTATCTCCAGAGGCGGAGCATTAAAGACTAAAGGTAATGTTAGTAGAAATAAAAGTAAACTCGCCCACTTCATAAGTCACCTGCTTTGTGCATGATGTAAAGATTATTAAGCAGTACTAAATGATAAAAAGTATTAATATTTGTTAGCTGTTGTGGAGAAGCATTTCTGATAATAAAATAACTAGTAGCACTTTTAAGAACTAGTAACAACTCTAAGGAAGGTTGTTTGGGTAGGAGAGGATTAGCTTCTAAAGCATAGCCTTTAATATTGACAGCCCTGTGTGTGGTATAGATATCCAAAAGCTGTAAGGCTATAAATTCTTGGTAAGGTTTTTCTTGTAGTTTAAAATGTAGTTGAGCTTTAGGTAGACTGTAATCTACATAAGCCTCTGGTTTGTTGAGGTAAGGTGCTTTAGTAATCCGCCAATATATATCAGGCTTAGCCGGAAGACTGCTTGATAGTAATGGAAGAGTCACTACCGCCATTAAGAGTAATAGTAATTGCTTTGCCATCTTGTATAATTAAAACCTTGTAACTGTTGTTCGTATCTAAATCTAATCTTACTGTGTCTTCTACCTGTCTTAAGAAAGTTAGCACTGTGTCAGTAACAAAAGTATTTACCTGTGTGTTAGAGTCAAAACCAAAAGCTGTGCCTTGAACATTAATGTCTCCAGTGTTCAAAACATTTTGTTCTAACTCATCTACTTCCTCTATGATACTCAAGAGGTCTTCTAAGAAATTTACATCTAAGTAGTTGATATCAAGTTCGGTGAACTCTAGGTTATCTTCTGCTAAGTAGTCTTGTTCTAGTTCGTCAAACTCTAAGTAGTCTATGTCTAAGATATTATCAGAGCCATCTGTTTGTTCTTCCTCGCTAACAAAGTTTGGGTCTTCCTTTGGTGGATTGACAATTAACATGTTGTCAATAATATCTAGAGTCAAGTCTAGAATAACAGGACTACTAGGTGCCGACTCAAACAACTCAACTGTAGTAGCTTGGTAGGGCTTGTTGAGAACTACTTGTCCTACTAGAGTAGAAACAACTATCTCACCTGAAGCAATACCCTCTTCATCTGGTAGTAATATTATCAAAGACCTACCGAGTTCATCGACAGTAACAGTAAAGTCTGTGCCTCTAATACCAATGGTGGCACTAGGAGTCTCGATAGATATGTTTTCTTTATTGATAGTAGCTAGTTTACCGGTTATAAACCTAGCTGTACCACTAGCAAACTGTAGAGCCATCTTAGATTTAGATGGGTCAGGGTCATAGATAAACTCATCTATAACTAATTGTGAATGTTCTGTGAGACGGACTTGAGATTCGTCAAGAAAGGTAATACCTATCCGACCATTAGAAGTCTCAACATTATCAAAACTATTAATAGCAAAGGAGAGAGCAGCAGTAAAGGGGTCTTGTTCCCTTACTACTCTCCCTAAGCCTTTTAGTTCTGTTATGCTTCCTATACTAGCAACTTGTGCTGGTGCCGCCATCATTTTGTATGATGCAGACAGTACCACTATCGCCAGTAGAAGTAATCTTAAGCCAATCACTTGCTAAAGTTGAACTCTGTGTAATATTAAATGCTCGACTATCCCCTGTTTGGTCTAGATAAAAGTAACCATCAGCATAGCCACTACCGTTGTAGACTAAACTGTTTGAATCACCATCTATATCTAGATAGGATATAGCTCCCTCGACATCTATTGTGTAGTCTATGGTATTTGAATCACCATTGATAACCCAGTCGAGGTCTAAGTATTCTGCTAAAGCATTGGTAGCAATATTTAATTCAAATTCATTGCTTGACCCTGTAACGTCAACATTATAGTTACCGCCATTGGCACCATAAGTATCTGTTGGGTCTACTTGAATTTCAAATATATTACTATCACCATCAAACTCAAAGAAACCTACCAGTGAATCTAAGACAATGTCCCCAATAAATTTGTTGGAATCCCCTAATTGATTGATGTCTAAAGTCATAGAACTACCAGCTAATTCTAGAGCAGTCATTTGACCTGAGGCAGCATCAAGACCACCAATAAGGTTGGAAACACCTAGCTGTTCAACATCTAAGTTTAAAGTTGCACCAACTTGATTGATGTATATTTCATTATCGGCTTTAACCATAAAGCCTAAGAAAGCTAACAATATAATTATTCTATTCATAACTCCAAAATCTCCTCTCTATTCCTTGTTGTACTATTTCTAGTACACTTGTTTCTATCGCTTTCTGGAGAGCAATAGATACACTTTCGTTTTGTGTAACACCAGATTCTATTTCTACTAACTCTGTCCCAGCTTCAATGAATCTAAAGACATCGTTAGAGACTCCTACAGATAGGATAGTCTTTGATGTTAGTACTTCTATTAATATTTCTCCGGTATTAACAGAAACTAATCGTAAAGATACTGTAACAGTGTCCTCACGATACTGGCGGCTCATACCGATACCTAAATATCTAGCACCATTACCACCACTTTTTAGGTTTGTGTCATACGAAATGACCCCACCCTGAACCAGTAGACCTGCAAAGATAAGAGCAGCTAATTCTCTATTATCTTCAAAGTCCTTACGGGTTGTTCTAATTATTTGTCGTTCTTTCGTTAGGTTATCTAACCCTACTCTTTCGACAACTGTAAAAAATTCACCATCTGCAGCATGTTTAAAAGCCCTGATAAGTAAAGCATCAGGTGACTGTGTAATAGCAGAACTAAATAAAGCAAAGGTACTGTTACTCTTTCTTTGCCCTGTTAGGTCTGTGAAGCTATTCGGGTAGATAGCAATAGTCGGCTTAAGCTTAGCCGGTCTTAAGTTTTTTAACTCCTCTGACTGTAACTCTAATACGGTACTTGGTCTTTTCTTTGAATAAGCTCCTATAACATTCTCATCTAGGAGAGAACTATGTCTAAGACTTGAACAACTAGAAAGTAAAAGAACCGATAGGAACAGTAATCTCTGTAACATTCCCTTCTGCATCTGTAATCTTTAATGTAATCATAGTGCCGTCAGCACTAACACTGTATTCTATGGTGTTACCCATTAGCTCTAAAGTCCCGAAAGTACTTGGGTTTTCACCAAACAAAGCATCTACTAGTTGTCTGGATAGTTGAGCATATATTCTTGATTCTAAGTTTCTGATAAATCTTGCTAGAGTTGTATTGTCTGCTTCTCTTTCTAGCTCTTCTCGGTAAGCTTTGATTTCAGCTTCAATGGCTGCCTTTCTATTGAACTCTTGATTCTCTATGGTTAGGTAATGGGCTGAGCTATTAATACCACTAAATGATGGTGACTTAAATTTATGTACTAACTCATCCCCAACTAAAGCATTACTAACACCGAGCAACAGTATTATAAATAACGTGCTTAATATTTTCATTTCTATTATTTCCTCAATCTTTTCTTTGGTCATCTCTTTCTGCTTTTGCTATCTTCTCTATATCTATTAAATTTGGTACTCCTAATAAAGTTTTTAAAAGTACATCTTGTCTTATGCTTTGATTATCCATAGCTCTAATACGGTCAATAAGACTAACAATAATACCGTATTGGCTATCTAGTTTAGTTGATACTCTTTCTTCCATAGTGTCTAAACTTGCTTGAACTTTATCATCAAGAGTATTAATTTTTTGTTCCATACCGTCTATGATTCTATTGATAAGTTTCCAAACAAAAAAACCTAAACCTAAAGCTGCGGCAATAGGGAAGCCTACTTCGGTAATTATAGAAACTATGTCAGACATCTTCAGCAGGAGTAAATAGACCTGAATCTATTAATCTTTGTCTGTTGTTTAAGTGTTCTTCTTCAACATCAGCTTTGCTTTGACCAAAGTAATAGACACAATAATTTTTTTGAATCATAGCTTCATTTATATTTGTACCATCTACTATAAGTTCTCCTAATACTCTGCCATATTTACCCTTAGAATCCTTAAGTTTTGTTCTTATCTGTATAAGTTCTCCCTTATCTACAGAATCTTGGACAAATTTTGCAGCAAGTTTACCTCTTGCTTTCTCATCTAAATCTCTGGTTCTACATTCTGGAGTATCAATACCATATAAACGTACTCGACACTTATGCATGATATCAAAACCTAAGTTTAAAATAACATCAATAGTATCGCCATCAACTACTCTATCTACTGTACACTTATACTCATACATAATTATTTCTTTTTCTTAACTAAATCTTTATGTACCATTTTATAAGCTTCGTTATTTTCTGTAGTCTTATCATCGGCTACAAATCTACCATACTTATCACGGTTTCTAACTTTAACCCAGCCAAACCAATTACCTACTTTTTCCCAGAAACTCATTTGTCATCCTTAGAATTAGAAGCACCGAAATAAAAACTAATTACAGCACTAGCTAAGCCGCCTAAGTAACCTAAGACAAGGTTAATAAGAGCTTCAGAGTTTTGCTCTGGTGGTTGTAAGGTTACTAAGAATATATAACCTAAGAAGCCACCTATAGTAGCGATACCCATAATTCTAGTTGTCCAATCTTTACTGAAAGTATTTCTAGCATCTTGTGTATCAGCAACTTCTAGCTTAAAGACATCTACTTCTAGTTCTTTCATCTGTAAATCAAAAGCTTGTTCAGCTTTTTTAAGTTCTAACATCTGCTCCGGTGTAGCTTCTGCTACTGCTTTCTCTATAGCTTTAGGATTGTTAGGGCATCCTAAAACATCGGCTATCATGTTGGCAGCCATTCCACCCATAGGACCACCTATAGCTGTACCTAAAGTCGGTGCTACTGCACCTACAATATTTTTTAGTAAGTTCTTCATTTTTTTACTCCTATTACCATTTCTTGTAATTCTTTACTTCGTCTCCCAACTTGTTTAAACCATTTACTGTCTTCCATTTGTCTTGCCATCTCAGACCAATCACGTGCCTTTACAGCATATAACATGTTTCTAAATTTTCTTAGCCTAGTAGCACCTAAATTAAAACACATATTTATTAAGACAAACTGAATAGGCTCGGGCAACATTTCAAACTCTTCTACTCCACCTACTATGTCCCATGTTTCAGACATATGTTTATCAAAGTCATCTCTAAAATACATATCAACAACCTCTTGGCTTACAGAAGTACCTACTTCCCATTCATACTCAGGGTCTTTAGGTTGTAATAAATGTCCAACCCCTAAAGTTTTTAACCCTAGACTGTCTAAATATATTTCTAAAACTTCACCTTCGTGTCTTTTAATTTGTTCTTTACATACTTCAATGTTCATCTTCTTCTAACTCCAAATCTATTTCATCTTGAATATAGTCAATAATTTCAACAGGCAGTTGTAAATCAAAAGTTTTTAAATAGTATTCAACTCTATCATCTAACCCTGCTATTTTTAAATCTAAACAAGCTTCAAATAGTTCTCTATACTTTTCTCGACCAAGCCAAGGCTTATCTTTACTACTACGATTTTTACAATCAAGCTGCCATAAATTATCTAGTTGTTTTTCTGTGTACAATATCATTCTTTATTTAAGATATTAATAATATTTTCATCTAAAATATTATACTCTATAGGTCCTGATGCTTTAGCAAAAACTGAATCAGGTTTTACATTTTTGTAAATTGCTTTAATACCAAATATAGGAAATAACTCATTGGCTTCCATTCCTAATGTTTTTAAAATTTGTCTCCAAAATTTAGGTTTATTAAAATCTATTTTTTTTATTTGTTCATCGGAAAGATAACTAGTTACTAAAGCTTGTATTTTTTTTTGGATAGCAATATCTTGGTCTGTTAATTTTTTATGACTATTAATAATATCTTTTTCATCAATATTAATTTCAGCTTCGTAAATAGTAGGAGTAGGATTTTCTCTTTTAGCTATCTGTTTTTCTTCAGTTAAATTAGAATATTTTCTCCAGTCAGCTGATTTAGAATATTTTTTAGCGATTTTTTTATCCGGACTAAAATAAAATCCTTTACCTAACTCGCCTGTTGATGTAAAGTTTTTATCAAATTTATTAAAATTTCTTTGTGAACCATGGAATAATTTTATAGCACTTTTAGCAATACCACCAATAATAAAGTTTTTTCTATCAGGCAGTTCATTATATGAAATAAAGTCATCACCTAGATTATATTCAATATCTTTAAAACTTCTAATTATTTTTTTAATAGTTTGGTTTCTATAGCCATAATCTTTTAAATAAGACTTTGCTTCTTCTATGGTAATTTTACCGTCAGTTAACAATTTAAAAATTTCTTTAGCTGATTTTTTATACTCAGAAGCTTTAACAGCTTTTTTAGATTTAGGTTTTAAGGTATCTAAATATTCAGGAGTTATATAATTTTTTCTTAGTTTTACTGCATCTTTTTGTTTACCTTTTGTAACTGATTTTCCTAAAGCCCTAGCAATACCACCAATAACAAAGTTTTCTCTATCAAACAGTTCATCCATTTGTAATTCAGCAGAAGACTTATCTGAGTAAGGCTCACCAGTTACTTTGTTAATAGTATCTGCTGGGTCTTCTTTAACATTAGGTACTTTAGGTCCTTTGACTAAACCACCTGTAGCAAAAGGTATTACACTAGAAGTTTCATCCCCTTCAATTAAAGGTAGATATTCTAATAAATCATCAAGATTTTCTCTTCCTTCTTTATCCATACCTCTAGCTAATTTTTCAATAGCTTTTTTTCTACTACCGGTTTCTGCAATGTAACCTCGTAAAGCTGGTAAAACTAGTTGTTCAGGATAAGCCTTTAATAACGTATCAAAAATAGGAGAATCATAAGCACTAAAACCCGGTAGATTACTTGCTAGAGATTCCCAAAAACCTTTATTGTATCTTGTCATTTCTATTAAGTCTCCGACTAAAGGACCAGTAGGGGTAGTAACAAGAGAACCAAAGTCTCCTTTATTTGATTTAAGAGAACGACCATATTTTATAGGAAGTTCTGCTAAGCCTAATAATCCTGTTCTAATAGCACCGTCTAAAAATAATTCACCTACATCTTTAGGGTCAGTTAAATTTTTACCTTCAATATTTTTACCGTTACTTCTCCAGTAATTCATAAATGTAGCAGTCGATGCCATTAACATAGTTGTGCCTAATACTTTAGGAGTAGTTATCATCCCGTTATTTCTCATTTCGTTTACAAATCTTTTCATAATAGTATTATTAAAAACAGTTGGATATCCTAAAAATTGAAATAACATTTTTCCTGCTGGAGAAGAAAAGTTTATAGGCTTGTTACCTTCTGCAACACTCGGATTTAAAATAATTTCTTTAGTAAAAGTATTTGCTCCCGGAATATATTGGGTATCATAAAATAATTTATTATTAACAAGAACATCTTTAGATAGTTGAGCATTAAATTTACCATCTTTTAAAGATTTTTGATACCATTGAATAGCATCGTTTTCATCAATACCTAATTCATTTAATTGTTTAACTAAATAATCTTTGCTGCCCTTTTCATTCATACCAAACATAGAAATATTATTACCTTTAACTTTATTTAAATATAATTTCTCAGCATTTTGTCTAATAATTCTTTTACCAGTAGTAAAGGAAGCTAGTTGTACTGCCGAAGTCCATTGTTGTAATAAGTTGGCTTGGAAAAATCCTTGTGATAATCCCCTCATAAATTTATTATTAATAGCTTCACCACTTAAACCCTCAAGTCTTTCAAGCACTGCTTGTTCTAAAGCTAATCCTGTTTCATAAACTTCTGACCAGACCTCATCATCTAAATCTTTAACTAACAATTTTTTACCTTTTAATGCACCTTCAACATCAACCTTAGCAATTACTCCTCCTTTAGTAGTTCCTCCTAAACCTCGATAAATAGTACGTAACATTTTATCCGTTGTTTTAATCATTTCTGAACCAACAGCATTTAATACATCACCAACAACTGGTAATGCTTTATCTGGTCTTAATCCAGCTCTTGATAATAGGATTAAAGGTTCAGTAATACTAGTTACTACCGCAAGAGGGAGGTGAGCCATTTGTTGTGATAATCTTAAACCATCACTAAAGTCACTTAAAATATTTTTATTTTGTACTCCTTGTGGATTAATTCCTGTCATAATTTCATAGTCAGAAATAAGTTTATTAACTACTTTATTAGCATCGGATTTTGACATGTTTGCATCAACTAACTCTTGATAAACCTTTTCTGTTTTTTTAACAAAATCACCTCTAGTTCTACCAAAAAAATTAGTACGTTCAATAGCTCTTGAAGCATTAAGTATATAGTCAGATAAAATATTTTCGACATTTGTTTCTAACAAGTCTAACTCTCTTAACTTACTATCAGAAATTTTATCAAATATTCTTGATTGTAAAAAACCATGTCCTGCACCACTATTAGGTCCAGAATTTTCAAAAGGATTAAATTTTTGTAATAACATATTATCTATAATAGCATCAGCTTTTAATTCTTTAGCTCTTTTTTCAACAGCATCAGCAGGAGCATCTTTTCCTAATTTAGCTCTAGCTAAATCTAAAAAACTATCATACGAAGTATCTCCTTCTTTTAAAAAATCACCAAAGACTTGTCTATCAATAGACTCATCACTTGCTCTAACAGTTACTTCTTCTCCTGTTTCATCTAATATTTTTTTAGTTGTTTTAAAAGTATCAAGAGGGTCCGCATAACCTTTATTTATTAACTCTACTGCAAAAGGGTCTCTATTTTTTTCTAATTTTCTAAAGTTAAATATACGAGGAAAATAATTTTTAGTACGTTGTGACTTTTTCATAAGACCTGATTTAACAGCATCTGCAAAAACTTCGTCTAGCAATGTAATTATTTTAGTAGCGGACTCTTTTATGTAAGGAGAAATTTTTTTACTCTTTAATAAACTTCTATCACTTAACACACTCATTAATATATCGTTATCGTCTTTAGATAAACGAGCAAAAATTCCTGTTCTGTCTAAATTTCTTAAAGATTTTTTTAATCTAAAGTTATATTTTCCTTGTCGCATGTAAGTAGCACCACCGTAAGATTGTTTTCTAACACCTTTTTTATTTTTACCTACAAAATTAACATCATAATCATATCTCATAGCAGCAAGTATTTTTCGTAACTCAGGTAAGTCGGCACTTTTTAATAAACCCAAATATTTAGTAACTGGTTTTTCAGCTATGTTTTGTGCTATCCATGAAATAGGATTTTTATACCACTTTGCACCAGTAGCTATGTTTAATTGTTTATCAAAGTTAGCTATAACTTCAGCTTCTTTTCTGTTCTTAGCAGCACCGGAAGCTATGATTTCTTCTTCATTACTATACTTTGCTACTTTGTTTAAAAATACTTTACCGCCAATACCACCAGCAAGAAGACCACCAAAACCAACACCAAGACCTGTCATCTGGGCTGTTTGTCCCCAATCAATACCTTCTTTTTCTCCTAAACCAATTGCAACTGACTGGGTAAAATAATCATGTAGACCTGTCCACGCACCAGCATCAGCAGCACCTATGGCTCCCGGCTTTATTGAACCTTTCATAAAAGTTTGTAAACCTTTTTTTCCAGCTAGAGCAGCTGCTTCTTTAACTGCTAGTGAAGTTCCACCGGTAGCAGGGACAAGAAATAATGATAAAAGAGTAAGAGGGTCACCTAACGTATCTATAGCAAAGTCTTTAGCAAAACTAAGACGTTCTTGAAAGTTACCTAGCTTAGCAGTTTTAAAAGATTGTTGTAAAAAGTTATAGTCTTTTTTATCTTGTTCATTCCAGTCACCTACTTCAAAAGACCTTTGTAAAGCTGATGATAAACTATATTCTTCATCTCTTAAATATTCAAAAATGTTTTCGTTATTACGACCAACACTTTGTAAAAATCTTTCTGCTCTTTTAGAAAATTCAGGACTGTTTTCTAATTGTGTCATAGTGTACCCTCTTAAAACTTCAGGAGCATTTCTAGATAACTTTTCAGTACCTAATAAAGAATCTATATCATAAGGTGATTTATAAGATTTAACTTGACTAGGTTGATTATTAGATATTGAAATATCTAAAGGATTTTTATTTAATAATTTATTTAAATCGTACATACTATTAACCGCCATAAATCATATCCCAACCCCTGTCATAAACATTTTTAATTTTAGGCTTTTCTTCAAATAATTCTTCAGTCGGGCTTCCGGTTTCTTCTCCACCTTGTTCTTCAACTTTAATAAATTTTTTAATAGTGTTATAAAGAGCTAAATCTTCACCGTACTTATTTGAAAATTGCTGATATAATCCCGGTAAAACATTTTGTAATTCATTAACTGATAAAGATTCTCCGTCAAAATTTATATACTTACCACCATGTTCTTCAGGGTTTAAATTAGCAATTAAGTATAATTTATCTTTTTCTATTTGTTCTGTATTATCGGTTTCTGTACCTCTATCACCCACAATATCTTCTAAATCTCCTTTTACTGCATTGTAGTCTACTAAATTATCTTTAGGTATTAAGTCTGAATCATAAGCATCAAGTAATACTTGTTCTATTGGACGAGCATATGATTTACTTGCTTCGTTTTTTAACGCATTAATATAACCAGTTGGCATCTCATTTACTAAAGAATTTATTTCAGCTCTAATAGCAGGAGAATCAAATTCTCTTTTTTGAAAACTTACATAAACATTTTCTGCACCGTTATTAATAAATCTAGTTCTAGTTATATAATCAATCGCCTCAGCTTGTAATTCTACATCGTCTTTTAAATCAACGTCACGATTATTTTTATTAGCTTTTAAATTAAAATCTTTCATAACTGTCATTATTTCAGAAACATCATTAGCAAAAGCTTGTTTAACAGACATGTTGATAGGTTTAAAATCTTTAACTAAATCACCGGTTACATCTTGTCTGGTAACTACAGTAAGACCATCAACTGCATGAAAAAAGCTAGTGCCAGACACTTCAAACTCACCTTCAGCATTTAAACTTCTAATATTTACTTTTTTGTTAAATAAAGCGTTTGTACTATTATAAGTTTTAGAAGTAAAAAATTGGAAAAAGTCTTGATATTTTGCGTCTTGATACTTTAAATTTTTGTCATTCCATTTAAATCTCTGGTCAGAAAAATTAAGTAATTCTTTTTCACTAAAATTTTCAACATTAGTAGGAACAATACTTTTGTATTGATTAACAAAATTATTATATTTTGTATCTTGTGCTTGTCTTACTTTAACTGCATTATCTACTGCATTTTTTAATTCAATTTGTTGTTTAGCAAAAGGACCTTTCTCAACATTGTCTGGGTCACCAAAAATTCTATCAATTGCAGCATAAAACAAACCTTGTCGAGCAGGGTCATCTTTTAATTGATTAGCTTTAGCTTGAAGTTCTTTTAGTACTGGTTCAGTTAAAGCAGAAACACTCTGTGCAGAAGCAAAAGGATTTTCTTTTAAAGAATCCATCTCTTGTCTAATTAAATTTTTTTGTTGGTTAATTAACTCATTATAATTTTTTCTAATATCAGCATCTTCAAAATCTAATTGTGAAAGCTGAGAGCCTGAAACAATATTTAATGTTTCTTTTTGTTTATCTGTTAAATTAAAAGGTAATCTTTGTTGTGCTTCTCTTTCTAAAAATTCATCTTGACGAGCAGAATTATATTCATTTAATCTTTCTCTATTTTTGTTTTGTGTTTCATATCTAGCTTCATAATCTTTAAAGATATTAGAATATTCTAATTGTAAATTTTCTAAGTCTTCATTTAAATTAACGTCTTGCTTTCTTTGTAAAGAACCTATAGTTTCAAGTAAAGCACTTGCAACAAGTGATTTTCTAAATTGTTTTTTATCACCTCTTTTTTTACGAGCTAATAAAGTTCCGGCTACCTGTGAAAATGGTGCGCCTGATACATAATTATCTGCCATTATTCTTCTCCTTTTTCTAATAAACTTTCTCTAATTGTTGGTCCAGCTTGTTTTACTCTATCAAGTAAACCTTTATCTACTGCACCTGATTGTAATTTTTCTGGACTAATTTGTTTTTCTGTAGTATTTGATTTTATCTGTTTAAAAACATCTTGAATTTCTTGCATTTTTTGAGCTACTTCTTCCTCATCAGGTTCATCAATATCATCACCATCTATGTTATATTGAATATTAGCTTCTTCACCAATACCCATAATTAAATACATTAAAGGTTCTATTATTAACAACATAGTATCAGGATTTATTTTACCTTCAGTAAACTTAGCATAAGCAATAGCCATTGCTAAATCACCGACACTAGCTCCGGAAGCTAATGAATTAATAATTTCTTTAACTGCTTCAGGCTGTAATAGACTAGATAAAATATTGTTTAAACCTTCTCTAGGATTAGCAAACTCTGCTGGTTTTTCCCATGGATAAGGTTGTTCAGGGTCATTGGTTAATGATTGACCGGGAATAGCTGCTCCTTTACTACTAAGACTTACTAGCTCATCTAAAGCTCCTTGGTCATCTTCTCGTTTACCTCGAAGCTTAGGACCATCTTCAATATCGTCTAAATTAACTCCAGCATCTTGAGCATCTAAAATAATTTGCTCAACAGCATCTGAAACATTTTTAGATATTACTGGTTTTGGATTTCTTTTTATTGCCATTATGCTCCTCCTAGACTAAGTGTTTGTTGTTGATATAGGTCAGGATAACGTGAAGCTAAAAAGCCCGGGTCAGCTGTACCAAATGTTAATTGACTATAAATATCTCTATAATCTATACCTGCTTGAACATAAGACCTATCTAAAGGATTCATTTCAATTCCTCTTTCTTCGCCTAATCCAGCTCCTAAAGCTCCGACAGCTTCTGGGTCACCTTGTATAGACTGCATAGCTGCTCCAGTAAGTACCCCCGTAGTTACACCTCTAACAACATCTCCTGCAACTGAACCTTTAGCAAACATACCTGCTGATGTTGATGCTGGTGCTGATGCTGATGTAGTTAAAGCAGTTGTAGATGCAGTAGTGGTGGATGCAGCACCGGGAACAGCAAAGCCTCCTCCTGTTAATTGACCAGTTACTGGGTTATAAGAAGTAGATGCGGGTTGAAAATTCATAGCATTCATATTTATTTGACCTGCAGGAGGAGCAGTTGTCGATAAAGCTAATTTTTGAGAAGTTATAGTAGGATGTCTACCAGCTGAAGTAGTAGCTCCTAAAAAGTCTGTTACTTTACCGGCTCCTGTGCCGACAGCAGTTCCTAACATTTGGAAAGGTTTAGCTAATGTACCTATTACTGGTGTTGCTAAAATACTATTACTTGCAGTTACTAGCCAACTACCCATAGTAGAACTTGCTAGTTGACCTCCAAAGGCTCCTATAGCAGCACCCCCGGTAACAATAGCTGCTCCTATGAGTGCTATAGTTTTTAATATTTTACTTTTGCTAATTTTCTTAACAACTTTTTTTATACCACGTGCAACTTTCTTTACACCTTTCTTAACTTTCTTTACTATTTTTCTTAAAAATCCCATGTTATCCTCCGACTATGTCTGTTGTTATTGCACTTATTAAAGCTTGTATAGATGACAAGCTACTACCATATCTGTCTGGGTCAGAAGCAAGGGCAGTATTAACCAATTGTGCTATTCTGTTTTGGTTATTTTCTCCGGCTCTAAAATCATAATCAGCTTTGTCTCTTAACTCTTGCCACATAAAAGAAAGGGCAGTCTGAGACATGTTAAAAGCATTCATAGCATTTTGCATATTAATAGCATTCTGAGCTGCTGTGTTAGCAGTGTTAGCTTGTCTTCGCCATTGTACATTAGAAGACTCAACTGCTGCAGAGTTTTGAGCATTAAACTGATTTCTAGCAAAATCTTGATTAGAATTAAACTGTGCTATCTGAGTTTTTAACTTACTATTAAATTGATTTAAGTCTGCTGTTCTTTGAGTATCACGAGCTGCTGCTGCATTTTCTTGTGTTTTATTAAACTGTGCTACTGCATTAGTTTGTTGAGCATTAAACTGTTCAACCTGAGCTGTTAGACTAGCATTAAATTGCATCATCTGATTTTCAGAAGTAGCATTAAACTGTTGAGCTGCATTGTCCGCTGCTTGATTAGATAATATTCTTTGTTGCTCTTGTTGAGCTTCTATCATATAAGTCTGTTGTTCAGCACTTAAATTAGCTATATCCATACTTAAAAAGTTTTTAGCATTTTGTATCTGAGCTTGTTGAGCAAAGTTAGCTTCTGCTATATTAGCTTGAGAAGTTAAGACTGCATTTTGAATTGCTACTTGCTGTCTATTATTAGCTTCAGTTAAACTTACAGTTTGTAAGAATTTACTATTTGCTAATTCAGTTTGTTGGTCAGCAGTAAACTGAGCCATGTTCATACCAAAGACTTTATTAGCTTTATCTAAATTAACTTGTTGTTGTCTTTGAGCATCTGCTTCTGCTGCTTGAGCTTCTATACCTTTTTGTTGAGCTACTGAAGCTTGGATAGCTTGAGCATTAGACTGAGCTATTGGTAAAGCTGATTGTATAATAGTGTTAATTAAAGTATCTCGACCAACTGTAGAAACGGACATACCTCTTTGAGCTAACATTCTTTCAACACTAGCTACAGCAGGTTTAGCCCATACTGGTATCTCTCCTTCTTGTATACCTTCTAATAGACTATCAATCTGATTAGAAACTAAAGCATCCTCTGGTAAACCTTCAATGATACCTCTTTGTTCTTCAGTAAAATCTGTTAATCTATCTTCAAGAGTTACAGGGTCATTACCTAATTCAAGAATATCTTCTTCTGATAGTCCTGCTCTTCTTAATTGTTTCTTAGCTCTGGTAACTCGGGCTAAAGTTGTTCCAGCATTTTTAGCTGCTTCAGCCATAGCTTCTGGACTTAAGACTCCAACAACTCTTTTAGCTAAAGCACCTTCTTCTATTTCTACTTCAGCTGCAGTAATTGTACCTATACGAGCAACTTTAATAGCTTCAGCAATATTAGAAATTTGACCTTGTGCCATTTGTAAAGCAACATCTTCAGGAACTTTAACTAAGTTTTGAATAGTCTTAGCTTTCTCGTCTAAAGGTCCTTCAGCTTGAGCTATTTGGTCAATAATACTAACAGTCTCTGGTGGTACTTCCATAGCCTCTTCATCAGGAACTGTAGTTGGTTCTGCCATAGGTGTAACATTTTGTTTAATATCATCAGGTATTTGTATAGCATCAGGAATAGTTATAGTCTCTGGCATCTCACCACGAGCTTGAGCTTCTACTTGGCTTCTTAAAGCATCTTCTTCTGGAGAAGGAGTAGGAGCTGGTGTAGGCTCAGGTGCTGGTGTAGGTGCTGGTG